GTGGGAGAACTGTTCACTTCTTTAGGATTTTTCCCGTTTATGCAGCGTGATATAATTCAAGGAGAAATGTCCCCCGATGACATACGTACAAGTGGAATGTATGACGTGGGGAATTCTACCACTATGCCATTCAATTACGGTGGATTACTTGTATTTAATACTAAGACTTTAACCATTCAAACAGGTGTTGATTTACAGGGAAAAACAATTTGTATACGGGTAAGTTGGAATAATGGGCCTTGGTCCTCATGGAACAATTTTGCATTCAATCAGCAAAGCATTTAATCAATTATTTTGGTCGGGAATATAACTCCCCGGCCAAAATAGCCAAATCATACTTCAACAGCATCTATTGCATCCTGTGGAAATTCTTTAATTACTTCATTCTTAAATTCCAGTCTCGAAAAGTCTGATGTAGATAGAATTGAAATCACCGGGTCATTGCTTTCAATATAGATATTCAAGCGGTTATCTTCTGTTTTCTTATACTTTAATTTAAGGAGAATCAACTGATGACTTTTAGGAATTAAGTGGTGATAGCGAACCGAAATATATGTATCATCTACGCCATACATAACCTGTACAACAGCAAGTGTATTCTGAGCTACATAAGTGTGCCGGGTTGAGACTAAGAAGTTGACAACACACTCTTGACTTACAGTCATTAATAAGCATTTTGCATTCATCCAAACCGGAACCATTTTCTTATTCCAAAGTCCATTCTTTTGAAAGGTAGCCACAGGTATCAGTTCTCCCACATCCGTAAATCGACGTGGGAGAACAGCTCGATGGTGGAGCTATCAAACAGAAGCGGTCTGACCTCAAAGATGCCGACCAATATACAACACCAGGAACATACTTCGTAAACCTATGGGGCGGAGCGTGGCAAAATATGCCGACTAACGACTGTTTTGGTCTATTTGAAGTACGTTCCTATGACGGTTATATAACGCAGCGGCTTTCGGCCGGCAACGGAAAGGTATTTGTTCGTGTAAAAGAAGGTGAAAAACCATTCAAGCCGTGGCCAACTGCCGCACAATAACCCCCGTTATAGCTTCTCCGTTATCTCCGTGAAGCTATCGTCGATGATGTCAGGTGTTCCGACCAATTGGACACCGTGAGGCGATAAAATATACGCATGATTAGGTAACTCGTTATTGAATGTAAATGATACGAATAGGTCACGTCCTTTTATGTAGTATTTTACTTGAAGCGGCTTTTTTAAAATTCTTTTTAAGGAAGCCGCCAAACCTGTATCTGGTATGTATATAAATGATAAAAAGTCCATGCACGTATCAGCAGAATCATTGCATAAGACCGCTATCGGGGCACGATACCAGTCAGTCACATTGTCTGCAATCTTATATACAGAATCGTAAGCATTTACAAAATGAGGATATACCTTGAATAAATCCGGAGATAACAACCCCGCTTTTTCAATAGTGGTTGTACCAATCAGTTCTCCCACATCGGTTTGCAGCTTCTCGTCCAAAAAAGTACATTTGGCTTAAAAATGGATAAAATAAAATACCGCTTAGTGTATAATCGAAAGAAACAGCTAAACAAACAGGGAACGGCCTTAGTGCAAGTAGAAGCCTTGCTCAATCAGAGGAAAGTTTATTTCCGTACAAATTTGTATCTCAAGCCGGAACATTGGAATAGTCGCAATGCTCAGGTTGATAATCACCCACAGGCTCATGACCTCAATTCGATGCTGTTTGAGTTTGTCCTACACCTGCAAGCGATTGAGTTATCCTTATGGAAGCGCGGCATTCCTGTAACGCTATCACTACTTAAAGATGTGATAAAGAAAGACAAGCCGGTCAATGTCACTTTCCCCGTATTTGCCAAAATCTATGTGCAGGAATCCGACCGTAAAAGAAGTACCAAAGAGAACCTGATGACAACGATAACCGTACTTCAGGAATTTCGCCCTGGACTGGACTTCAAGGACATCACTTATACTTTCCTCAAGGAGTTCGAAGCCTACCTGCGTGAAAAAGGCAATAGCGTGAATACGATAGCCAAGCACCTTCGCCAGCTGCGTACCTTGGTCAATGAAGCGATTAATCAGGGATATATCCATGCGGATGCTTATCCATTTCGCAAATACAAAATAAAACAGGAGAGGGGACGGCATGAGTTCCTTACTCCGGACGAACTGCGGAAGCTGGAGAACCTGAATGTAGAAGATAAGAAGCTCCGTCATGTGTTGGATGCGTTCCTGTTCTGTTGTTATGTTGGTCTTCGTTTTTCAGACTTCTGCCAGCTCACTGCATCCAATTTTATCAAGATAAACGGTAAAAAGTGGCTACACTTCAAGTCAATCAAGACCGGCGTAGAAATAAGGCTTCCGCTACATTTGCTTTTTGAGGGGAAAGCGCTGGCTATCTTAGACCGCTATAATATTGAAGATTTTTCCAATTTTGGGAGTAATTCCGAGGTGAACAAATGCCTTGTACAGATAGCTTCTTTAGCCCGGATAAAGAAGCACATAACCTATCATACAGCCCGTCATACTTGTGCGACCCTGCTTGTGCATCAGGGCGTTCCGATTACCACCGTCCAAAAGCTACTTGGTCATACTTCCGTCAGAACTACGGAGGTGTATTCAGAGGTTCTTTCTAATACAATAATACGTGATTTGAAGGCTGTAAAAAGGAAAAAAAAACACCTGATTTTAGCCGTGTGGTAGAATGTGGGTAGATTTTATAGGTTCTACTGATATTCTACTGCCATAGTTTGGCAACCCTTTCCTGGCAAGATATTCCCTACTCATAAATTTCTTGTTTACTTTCGCTGAAAAGTGATTGTAAATGAGTATATTTGTCATGTTTTATTGGTTAACGCCCATGAACGTGTCTTTAACAGGATGCGTTCGTGGGCTTTTTTTGTTTAATTAAAAAAGTTCGTAGATGAAAAAGAAACTGATTGTTTTGGCTGTTGTGGTGGCCGTGATTGTAGGTCTGCTGGCTTATTACCAGTATGTACCGTTTTGGGCAAGCATTGTGAGTACCGGTGCGTTTATTGCCGGCATTCTTCTCGGTTGGAATGCCAAAGAGTGGAGTGATAAACATGTAACGGGGCTGAAGGTATGATGGAGGAACTGAATGAACTGTTCAACATCACCGGCGGGATAGTTACTACTATCCTGCTTCCTCTTTTCGGTGTGTTCATGTTCTATGATTCAAAGAAGCACAAGGCGGCTGCGGAAGCGAGAAAGGCGGAAGCTGATAATATCACCTCGTATGCTGCTGAATGGAAGGAACTGTACGAGAAAAAGGAACACAGGGTAATGGAACTTGGTTCCAAAATAGACCAGCTTTATGCCGAGAAGAACGAAGACCGCCAGCGTATCCGCGAGCTGACCGAAAAGAACACTGCACTGGAGATAGAGAAGATAAAGCTGGAAGCAAGGCGGTGTGATGTCCGGGGATGTAGCGGGCGGAAGCCACCGAGCGATTATTAATTCGCGGGAAGGAAGGTGTTTCGCAACGGCTCCCTTCCCTTTTTAGCACAAACTTAAAGTTTAAACAAAGGCTTCTGCAAATGTAGTGTATGTTTATATTAAATCAAATGATGTATGAAGTATTTTACGATAAAAGAACTTTGCCGTTCGACAACTGCCGACCGCAAAGGAATTGACAACAGATGTGGCAGTGATATAGAAGCCAATCTGACTGCATTGGTGGATAACGTTCTTGACCCGCTACGCGAATGGTACGGCAAACCTATCGTTGTGAACAGCGGTTACCGTTGCCCGGCATTGAATAAGGCAGTTGGCGGTGCGACAACCAGCCAACACATGAGTGGACAGGCCGCGGACATTGATACCGGAGACAGGCAACAGAATAAGCTACTGTTCGAACATATCCGCAAGAACCTTCCTTTCGACCAGTTAATTGATGAGAGTAATTTTGCCTGGGTACATGTAAGTTATCGGGCGGACGGTAGAAACCGTAATCAGGTACTGAAGCTATGAAAAATCTACCCTGGCTATTAGTTGTATTGCTGGCAATCGCTTGTGTGGTAGCCTGGTTCCGTCCGCACGAGCCTTTGCCGGCAGAAATCCGTACCGAAACAAAGATACAGACGGTTGTCAAACTTGATACGGTTCTTATCTCCGCACCGATAGCGGTCTTTTGGCAGATATTGCCGAATGACACAGTACGTATAGGCGATACCCTGCTCTACCGTAAACGGGTTGTGTATGAAGATAGCCTGTATCGTGCGGTGGTGAGCGGATATGTAGACCCGCAGCTGGATAGTATGACTGTGTATCTGAGGACCGTTTATCAAGTGGAAACGAATGACGTCTATCATCCGGTCACCATCAAGTCGAAAAAGAAACGTTGGGGATTTGGGTTGCAGGCTGGGTATGGGTATCTGGGTGTGTTTTATGTTGGGGTTGGAGTGAGTTATGACTTGTGGCAGTGGTAAACGATTTATTTTTACGGTTTCACTTTCAATTTAACATTATGATGTAGTTTATATTATAGTATAAATATTTATACTATAATATAAAATGTTTGTTGTTGTAGTTGATGTTTCAATAAAACATCTTATATTTGCAACATCTTGATGCGTAAAATTTGCAAGTAAAGAGTAAACACGATTATGAATCCAATTTTAACTTATTTATTGAACCATGCTCCATGGTTAGCTGTTATATTGATAGTAATCATAGCTACGTGGATAATATCAAAATATCATACTAAACTGGAAACAACAAGAAAAGCAGTTGATGATTTGCCATGTGAAAAGCATAAAGATGATATAAGAAATTCCGACTTACGTTATAAAGAATTACAACGTATTGTTTCATCTACAAATGACATGGTTGTTGAGATAAATAAATGGTTAATGAAATTTGATAATGACATGATTGATAAATTGGCAAAGAAAGCGAGCCCTTTAAAAATGACACCACTTGGCAATGTCTTGTTTGTGAAATCTTCAGCTAAAAAAACAATAGATGATAATATTGATTTTTTAATGGAAGAGCTAGAGAAGATAAATCCAACGACAGCGTATGATGTAGAGGAAGAGGCTTTAGGATTTCTTCTTAGAAATATGGGGCATGAAATGTTTACTGATATCAAACAATTTATATATTATTCTCCTGATACAATAGAGTTATTAGACCCTGCTTCTAATACAAACAAAGCTGTAAAACTTTCTATGCAATCTATAGTTAAATTGATGAGCATTTATCTGAGAGATATCTATTTATCAAAACACTCTGATATACAATAATATTTTTATCTTGTCATTAGGTGATTTTATAGATTTCGTAAAAAGCTCTTGATAAGTAAAAGATATTTCGCCCCGACTTTCGTCGGGGCTTTTTTATTTACTTTTTATTTGATAATACCTCTTGGCTTTGTATTTTTGTAGATTAACTTTGATTTTATAATACTATGGATGAATTGGCAAAACTGAAATCATTTTTTCCGCTTCCTTGATACATTTCGGAATATAAATCGGATATGTATTCTTTGTTAGCTTTTAATACCGGATTTATGTTTTGAGCAGTATCTATTTTATTCAGAAATTGTTGTTGGGCTTCAGCAACCATCTGGGTTGATGAAGTTGATGCCTGTAATTTTGCAAGGCTTACCATACTTTTTAATTTATTGATTCCATCAGCATTGAAATACTTATTTTGTGCGAAACCAAACATTGGCAGCATTGCCATTAGAAATAAAATTTTCTTCATAATCTTAGATATTTAGTTTGTTCTTTAATTCGTTGAAAATGTCGGTGTTTTTAAGTTCTCCCCAATAGTATTTTTTGTATCTATCTCGGTCAAAGCTGTCTTTTTTCTCATAAACGATTAGACACCGTTTGTCACAAAGGATTATTACAGTCGATTCAAGGAGGCAAGCATATGAGCGAGCTTGCAAAAATGCTTCTTCTATTTCCTGGTTATTTTTCATGTAGAGTTTTGCCTCGATTAAAACCTTTGCTTTTTCTTCGTCTGGCTTATTATCGTAATGCAGAGCATAGTCGGGAAATATCCGGTGTCCACGTCCTGCATGTATTGGTAATTGACGAATGAAGTCTTTGTTCTCATACCATCCCATAGAGTTAAGCAATGGTTCCAGTAGTTGTAGTTCCACATCTCTTTCTTTTTCTATACTTACATTCTTGGGTAGTGTAGGAGTATATAGCTTTGGTAGGGTATCTATATCAAATCCTTTTGCCTTTATCATTCGTAGGAGTTCTGAATAATCTTCGCTACTCATTGACCATCCGTTAACTCCTTGAAAGTTCTTTCTTATGAGCGGGTGGCTGGAGAAGTATTCATCTTCCCGAAACTCTTTTAATGTGATGTGAGGAATAGCTATTCTATTGCCAATATAGATACACCCATAATATCGGAATAGAGGGTCTATTACACCATCTGTAAGCGATATTTCTATGCAAGTGACTGCGTTGATTGGAGACGTTTCGTAATGAACAAGAATATCCCCTTTCTTCGTATCAGGACTTGATTGCCAGAATTTTGATTCTAAGGATTTATCTTCTTGGCATAATCTGCCACCAATGAGCCATACTTGTGACGGCTTGGGTATGTCTATTTTCTTGCTTGGAAGATTATTGGGGGCGAAGTCGTATAGGAAAGACCATAGCTCTGCTGGAGATAGCCCATTTTCTTTCCTGAATAGATAAAGCACCTCACAAAGTTCCCAATAATACATACACCTTCCTTTGTAATCAGTTCTTTTGGGGATATTGGGGAGGTCTATGTTAAAAAAGTCCGCTATTTTATTCAGTTCGAAGATACGGCAAAGAAATAGATATGGAAAGAAATATTCGGGGGCGAACTGTGATAAGACATAGGACATCGGCTGGATAATCTCAAGCATATTCTTGAAGTCGTTAGCAGGAAGCCATTGTTGCTCTTCTACCCTTATACCTAATGTGATAAGTGAAATGTATAAACCTTTTGCTTCTTCCAATGATGTAGGGTGGTCATAATCTGATACACTGTAGCAATATATATTCTCCAACCAGTCGTTGTATAAATCTTCCGGTATGAAATTAGCATGCAGACAATAATCTTTGAATAAGGCATACCCTCTTGCATCGGAAAAGTATTTTATCATCTCTATTCCGATTACGGTCTGTTTATACAAGTTCCATGTGTATTGATTGAATTTCATAGTATCACCATCCTTTATCAGTCAACACTTTTACTACTTTCCATACGGAAACAATCATGTTTTTAGGCAGTTCTTCGTCTGCGACTTTCTCGTTATGGGATATGCACCAAATATATTCCTTTGGATTTTCTTCATATCTTGCCACTTCCTTAGTTATGCGTCTTCCGTCTTTTAACACAATAACAAATATATTCCCATAGCCAAAATACTCTCTCCAATTAGCAACTTCACGTATTAGCATCAGGCTACCCGGTGGTATGGTCGGAATCATACTATCTCCTGATTGATATATAGCCCTATCTTCATCCTTTGCATTTACAAAAGGAACGTACCCTTCAATGTATTGTGGCTCTCCTTCGATTTCGTTATTCGAGTGCATTCCTCCTACGCTATCAATATGAATAACAGGAATGAGCTTATATGTTGCATCGGCGGACGTTTGCTCTGGTTGAGTGAGAATATCTTCTTTTGGAAAATTGTTGTTAATAAGCATGTCTCCGTCTCCAGTAAGAAGCCAAGAGGTATTAAGACTAGGATAAACAGATTTAATTTTTTCGAGCGATGATGTTCTAATGCTATCTCCGACTTTACTGACGAATCCTTTAGCTAATCCAGTTGCTTTCTCAAAAGACCCTTCACTTATATTGATAGAAGCAAGAAATAATTTCAATCTTTCTCGTGTATTCATAACTCTTAATTGTTTTACTGAAATAAAATCGGTATATTTGCATCGAAATCAAGTTGCGGATGATTTTGATTAAATTGTTTAACTGTTCCCGTAAGGGACTATATAGGCGACTTCCTCAAACCGCAACTTTGGGGTTGGTCGCTTTTGTTTTATTGATATGAATAATGAACTTGCAAAATTGATTCCTAATGACATCAGTAAAATAACAGTTATTACATTACTTGAGCTATTAATGAAATTTGGTACTCCTAAAGAGGATATTAGGATTGCGCTTTCAATAATTCAAGGAGTACATTCTGCATCCCAGCATAACGTTGATGCTTTTCTTCTTCGCTATAGCTCAGAAATTCATGTAGAAAATCTTCTATCTCCTCAACCTTAAGAGTGCCCTTCATGTCGTTTATGAGATGGCTTATTAGGTTTTTATTTTCATTATTTATCAAAGCCATAATAGTCTGCAAAATATATTCTCTTGCCAACATCTTGGCAAAGCCTCCATCGTCTTTATTTTCATGAAATGCTTTAAACATAAACTGTAAAGAGCTTATTAAATCTCCATGTTGTCGGGCAATGAGAATTGGAACAACTCTCATCATTTCCTTTTTTACATCAAATTGTGTTTCTAAACTCGACTTCTTTATTTTTCCTTCAAATTCAGCTCTAAACTTATCAATTTTTTGACTTGTACCTTTTATATCGATGAATGTGTATATATTCCATCCTATCAATACAGTAACCAATAATGACAATATTCCTACTATCACTCCTTGGTAATCAAATCCTAACTCGGGAGTCCTATATGCGGCTATGCAGGTCGCTATAATAGCAATTGTCATTGCCACAATACTCAATCCTAAAGCCCAATTTTCTTTCTTCATATTATAATAAAGTATAAACTACCCTAATAGTTAAATAATATTTATTACTGGAATATAATCAAAATAAATCAGTATCTTTGCATCACGATAACGATACAAAGATACGCAACTTACAAATAAGGTGCAATAGTATAAACATATTAAATCACACGATTATGAGCACGAAGAATTTTTTACACGAAGTTATGAGTCTTGCATGGCAGTTTGTTCGCAAGAACGGTTTTACGATGTCAGAAGCATTAAAGTGCGCTTGGGCTAACATGAAATTGAAATTGCAGATGAAAAGCAAGATTGTGAAATTCTACTTTCAAAAGGTGGATGGTTCTGTAAGAGAAGCCTACGGTACACTAAATGAAAAGCTGATGCCTACCATCACTGGTACTGACAACAGAAAGAAGAACGATACAGTCCAGACCTATTTCGACACAGAACGCCAAGAGTTCAGATGCTACAAGAAAGCTAACCTTTTAAAAATTGCCTGATATGAGAAACTATAGAGTATGTGATAGTATAGAAGCTTATGCTTTTGAAAAGGCTTTAGATAAGGCTTGTGAAGAACTTGAAGAGGTGGATAAAATGTCTGATGCAGAGGCATGCGTTTTCTGCAACACCGATACGAAAGAAGAAGCCTTAGAGGTTATTCAAGAAGAGATTGATTATATAGAGTTTCAACTTGATAGAATGGCAGTATGATAGAGGCATTGATAGTATTAAGCTGCTTGTATGCAAGCTACTGGCTTTTCAGAAAGCCGGGCGAGAAGTTCTTTTATGATGATTAATCACACGATTATATCACGCACGACAGCCCTATTGACGGATTGAACGGCAACTGATAGCGAGAATCGGGTAGGGCACTATTGATTAGTTCTTTGACAAGTATGTGAAAACCCTTGCGGTGTAATTCATAAGCCGTACAAGATTAACCAAGATAACGAAATATAGAAGCTGCCATAGCAGGGATGCGGTGACTGGTAGTAGGCTATATTGATTTGAAATGAACTTTACTTTCAGCACCGAAAATCATCTTTACGGTGTCAAGTATGCGGGGCAGGTGTCCGTATCGCTGAAAGGTCTAATATAGCCCGTACTGAACTGAAATAAGGTTCTACTATTCGATTAGGGTACGGGTACTAACTCTAATTCAGCAAATTATGAAAAAAGAATTAATGGATAAAATTTTGTCTGAAATAAGTAAGGGGATAAAAGAGGCCCGTAAGTCAATAAAAAAATATGGAGCTGCCATACCAAAGCAGGATATAATGGTAATTATAAGAAATGAAAAGGGGGCTTTACAGGCAATAAAAACGGTTGAAGTTTAAAATATATAGTGATGATTAAAAGAATACTTCAGTATTTCAGAAAAAGGAAAGAGCAGAAGTTACGCAAAGAACTTCTGCTGAAAGTAGGCACACATTCAACTACTCAAGCCGTTCAAGCTTGGGTAGAGTTCATCCTTGACGGTAAGACCTCTAAAGAGCTTCTTCTATCAGCTGGCGAAGATGAGAGAGTGAAAACTTGGATTGGATTATTAGGCATCCAGTCTCGACAGTCCAATGCTCCCTCTGATAAGGGGTAGCGACAAATATTTCACATCCTTGTTCATCACCAAATGATTTAGACTTGACAGCAGCGATGTGATTGACATTAATCAGTACAGATTCCCCGTCTTGGGGAATTTCAATAAACTGTTTCATACTTCTTAATTTTTAGATTTGACACCTCAAAGTTAAGAAAATCCCCTGATTATAACGTGATGTTGCCAATCGAATTGGTTCAGGGGAACAAAGCCACAGAAAAGGTCAGTGCTATACCGTACTAAAAGCCGTGAGGGATGCTGAGTACAAGCTACCCCTTTACCCTTGTACGGGTGGTTAAAATTGTTTTGTCGTGTTTATTTTGTGTTTGTACTGGGTGTACCGTCTGTGAAGATAGCGCACCTTTTTCCGGTGATATGGCGGAATAGGAAACGCGTTGCTCGGCAATAAACTTAGCAATTTATGCAGGTTCAAATCCTGCTATCACCACTATTTTTTTTCAAAATTAAAGCGTATGATAAAGGAAATTAAAGTAGATGAGAACTATCAGACAACTAAGTTATTTGATAGTATAAAGGTTGGGGATATATATCGAATCCCCTTTGAAGACTCTCGGCACACTGGGATAAAAATGGAAGCTGCCCGAAGAAACAAAGAAGCACGGCTCACGAAGAAGTTGAAAGGAAAACTTGACATTATGTATAGGGTATCAAAAACAGATTGCCCAGGTTTTTCTTCGCTTATACGACTGAAATAATCATTAGCTCACACGATTATGGAACGGGTATTTACAGAACTCACCCCTGAATGCGAGGTTACAGCACGGATGTATGCGCAGGGGTATGAGAAAAAGGAAATTGCCAATATCAAATGTCGGGCGGTTAGCACAATTAACAACCAGTTGCAAAAGGCTTTTGATATATTGCATGTACGGAATGGGAGAGAGCTTGCTACCATGCTTTACGAACGGATAGCCGGTGTGAAACTTACAATGGATTTTTCACCAACAGTTCGTATGTCTGTAGCTTATAGTTTGCTATGTATATTTTCTCTATCGCTTTATCACGAACAGAGCGAAATGAGAAGAGGAAGAGAATTAAGAGTAGAACGGATTGAAATAATAAGGAGGGCGGAATGAATATAGAAGAAATCCTCCATTATGATAGACAGTTATCAGGTTGGTTATATGGAGGCGGTCAAGGCATATGAGCCGGCACAAGACCTTATCCGATTGAGGGATGTAAAGAAATGGCTAAGGATGATGCGAATAGACTGGAAGCGGTTCAATGTACTTGTGAATAAAGAACTGATAAAGCCTATCAGAAAAGGAGAAAGCCGAAATTCCCCCCTTTATTATTCAAAAACAGAAATCAAACAAGCCTTGTCGCTGGCGAATGTCAGCGGAATAATGGCGAGAGATACAATTGGATTAACCTTTTAAATATTTACGATTATGAGTAATGAGAAAGATTTAGTATTAAGAGATTCTGCATTTGAAATCCAAACAGCGGATTTAAGTAAGAATGAACTTCCTTCTTTGGAAGATGCGCAGGAGTTACCAATAGATTTGTGTGGCAATTATTGGACGCCTGAACATGCCGGTGAGTTTAAGAAAATGTTTTTTGTGGAAATCAAACCGCAAAAGGTCTTGAGTGCAACTAATCCGGATGAATTGATTGATTTAGATTGTGCTACATTTCTTGAAAAGACAGCAAACGGTACTGTTCAGACAGTGACAAACGGTTCCCGTAGGTTGGTAGGTATTCTGGAACAATATTTAGAAAATGGTTCTCTCAAAAGTGGTATGCCTCTTAAAATTACCTACATGGGTAAGAAAAAGAATAAGACCAATAATTTTCAATCTGACAATTGGTCCGTAAGACTTCTTCGTCTTAATCTGCCTGTTGCCGGATGATGGAGGATTTTAATATTGATGATTTTTCAGAGGGGGAAGAACTTAACCCCTCTGCCTATAATCCAGAAGATTATCCTACTAAAGAAACAGTTTTGGATTTTATCGCCTTGAATTGTAATAAACCGCCTGTTAATATTGACCTGATAGAATTGAGTATTAATGGAAGCGTAAAACGTGACCCTATGGAAATGTATCTTCAAAGTAAGTGTATTTCTTCCTCTAATTTGAAAAATGCTCTTAAAACACCGCGCTCTTTCTATTATGATTGGGAACGGGTTTTTGAGGAGAAAGAGAAGCCTCACTTTCAATTAGGAACCTTTGCTCACATGGCATTTCTGGAACCACGTCTATTTGAACTTGTAAAAGTAGAGCCTAATTGTAATCAGGCGTCCAAAGAAGGGGTGTTAGCTATGATTCGGTATTATAATGAACTATTGGCGAAAGAAGCAGGCTATGTGAAAGAGGTTGAAGATGATATTCCTTCCGTTAATTGGAATTTCAATGTTTTAAAAGAATACCGGGATAGATTGAGACAAACCTGCATTGATTTGGGGTATTCTTTCATCAGCGAAGAAATGAGCATGATTATTAATGCTCTGAAAAGGAACTACTACTGGTATGGTGGTGGTATCATACAGCAGCTTTTAAAAGGTGCTTGTTCGGAAGTTTCTTTTTATGGACGAGACAAGGAAACCCAACTTGATGTAAGGGTTCGACCGGATTATTTCAATATAGAAGAGAATATCGGTGTGAATGCCGTAATCTCTTTTAAGACCACACGTGCCGATGACCTTGGTAAGTTCTACTATGATTGTGCCAAACTCAAGTACGAGCTCTCAGAAGGTATGTATCAGGAAGTAATGAGCAGTATTACCGGGCGAAAATTCAATGTAACTATAATGATTATGTTGCAGACGGTAGAGCCTTATGATGTAGCCGTTCTCTTCTGGTCTCCCGATGATTTGGCAAATGGAAAATATAAGTATCACTACGCTCTTTCGATTGTTAAAGATTGCTTTGAAAAGAAATGGTTTCCCGGCTATGATGCCAAGGCAGAAGAAGGTGCCCGTGGTATTATCGACATGCAGCTTCCTGAATGGAGCCATAAACTGCTTCATCCGGTGGCCATTGATGATTTTGAATGAATGGAACTGTGCAAAACCGATATTCAAACGATAGAGCGTCTTCTTAGGCAATGTTCTGAAAGAATAGAGAAGTATGCGCCTAAGACTTCCCCCGCTCAAGATTTATGCAGGCGTTGCAAGAAAATGATTAAACGAATAAACAATAAGAAATGACAGATTTAAAAGATTATTTGCCGGATGAAATAATATTCAAATTACCGACAACAGTAAAATTCCCCGAAGTGATTTTTCCTGATTGCATTTGCATGGATGATGTGAAGAAAAAACTTTCGGAACATTTTGTAACCATCCAAGAAAAGGATGTAATTGCTAACCGGGTGATGGATGAGTATGAAATATCCATTATTCGTGCCAATTATGGTGAAATAGCCGAGGAACAAATACCGGAACTTGAAAGCCAGTTTGAAAGTCTGAAGGCAAAATTCAATGCAGAGAAGAAAGATTTTGAAGCAAAGATTTCGGCTTTAAACACCCAATTCAAAGACTTGGTTAATTTGGCTAAAAAAGGTCTCAAGGATTATCCTTTGAAGATGATTGATACCTTCCGCATTCCAGTAATGGGGTATTATTTGTATTATTCATGGGTGAATGAAGCTTTTCGTTTGGCTTTGGTGCAGGAGATTCCTAAACATGAGTATAATGACCTGTTCAATTCGGGTGAAATGAACCAGGAAGCATTTAAATCCCTTGGGTATGAATTACCGGATATTGAAGTTAAGGATACCCGTAAGAATCTTCGCAAATTTGGTAAAGGCGAGGAAGTTGTAGAGGTTTGGGAAGAGGAAGGGCAGGATGTATGGTTAGAACATTGGATTGAGGATTTCCTTGATGAAAATAACGGTGAGATAATTCCTATACAACGCCATGAGTGGCACAGAGTTTCGATTGAAGAAAGTCCATGGAGAAAGGAGGAGAACTATGACGAGACTGAAGTACAAGAAAGGAAGGCCGTCGAAGTATCAGACGAGTTTGAAGAATAACCCCTATTGGGAAGAAGTAAAACGTAAGGTTCGTGTTCGTGACGGACACTGTTGCCGGATGTGTGGCAAGACCTATAATCTGGAGATTCATCATAAAACCTACCAGATAGGCGGTATGTCTATTGTCGGACATGAATTGGAACATTTGGATTGTTTGGTAACTCTTTGTGAAGAGTGCCATGCGAAGGTTCATGAAAGATAACTTTGTTAACCTGCCTGCCCGGTCTGTGAAGATATGGCGGGTAAATGAGGGAATGTAGCTCAGCGGATAGAGCGCCGTGTGTGGTGGAAGGTTGAGAGTTCGAGTCTCTCAAGATATACTCTTAGCTTAACGGGAGAGCACCACAAACGGTAGTCGGTGGTTCGAATCCACCTGTTCCCACAAACTTGTGTTGGAAAGGGGACATGAAAGTGTTCGGTTGCAAATGGTTATTTCTGTAATGCGCATGCGAATAGTGTCCCCGATGCTATCAAGTGAGCAGTGCTACTGAACCGCATGAGAATTATATGCAATATCCCGTAGAATGCGCTTCGAGGCTTTTAATTCTAAATCAACAACTTGTCATTATATGAATGCAAAACAATTTTATGATGAGGTCGTAAAACTTCGTCGTTTGCAAAAGAAATATTTTTGTATTCGTTCCTCTGGTACTTTACGTTCCAGAAAAAACAAGAAAAACTTATTGATAGTGAAATAGACCGTATTGAAAGATTGATTCAAAAACACCATAATACTAATTTATTTGACCATGAGACAGATAAGCAGGAGACAAGCACAGTTGAATAGAGAGGTTGCTGCAATAAAGAAGAACTTACCTCCATGTTGTGCAATTTGTGGTAGACCGATGTCGGACGCTGCACATCTTGTTCCTAAGAGTATGTACCCAGAACACTATACCAATCCCTTAAATATCGTTGGATTATGCAGGGAATGTCATAATAAGTATGATAATAATTTAGCCTTCAGACAAAGACAGAAACGTCTTATTGAGCGTGTGAAGTCTTTTGATGAATGTGCGGCAAACAGATATTTTCATTTATGAACAGCTATCAATTGATTTCCAAACTCCGTAAGGTTCGGGGTGACACTTATCTTTCTACAGCTTCTCAGGCTCTTTATCACGAACTTGTTGCTATCTGTAATGATATGAAGTGGAAAGAAGTGTTTTTCATCCGTAGTAGCCTGCTTTGTGCTAATTTGGATATGTCTGATAATACTTTGCGTAAATCAAGGGAAAGTCTTGCTGACGCTCAGCTCATATACTATAAAACCAGCAAGGATAGACGTATAGGATGCTATTATTCATTTGTCAAAAGCATAGATGATGATGTTATATCGTCCTCAATATCTCCCGCAATATCATCCTCAAAAAATGCGGATGAAACTTCGGATGATATTGCGGGTGAAAACGTTAGTAGTAATATAGACACCTCCTCAATATCATCTTCAACATCATCCGCAAAATTTGCGGATGATAAAATAACATCATTCGCAATATCATCCGTAAATTTTGCGGATGAAAGTCAAATTCCACATATTATAGATAATATAAACATAAAACAAGAGGATAGTCTCGCGCATACGCACGAGAGCTCCCCACTTCCAAAGAAAAAATCCCGAAAGGAGATAAAGGATGAAAAACCTCTGGTCTATCCGTTTTCTTCAATAGCATTCATGTCCGCTTGGGAAACGCTTCGTCAGACACCGAAATGGAAAAAGAAACTTAATTACGCTTTGCAACTTTCACTTGATAAACTTTCCAAATTTGAAGAAGAATTTGCTATTAGGCAAGTTGAGAGAGCGATAGAATCTGGTTGGACAGGTGTGGTGTTTACTGGAACGGAGAGAGATTATCAAGAATGGCTAAATTTAAAATACAATGGAAGCAATCGGAAAACAGATGCAAAGCCGGACGAAAGCTCCGCCGGCATTCAATCAATTGTCTTCGGTAAATAAGGTTAATCAGAAGCAATGGAGTAGGGAACAGGCTGACATATATTGGCGTAATCAACTCGTTGCATCTATGAAAACAATCTCGCCAGTCTTTATGGTTGATGATAGTAATCGCCAATTATTGAAAGCCCTTTATCAATGGGTTTGGGGGATTCCCGGAGTATTGGATGTAAGAAAGGGATTATTATTACACGGCTCTATCGGAGTGGGCAAGTCCACTTTGCTGAAAGGGCTACAGAACTATGCGGCAAAAATTGCCCGTTATTGTATTGGCGGCGCGGATGCTGGATTGACCTTTCAGTTTACCAGTGCTGCCGAGATTGCCTTACAGTTTGCCGAGAAAGGTATTATCGGGTTGAACCTATACACAGATAGGTCATGTATGCACAATCTTGCCATTGACGAAGTAGGACGGGAGCCTATGGATGCCAAACACTTTGGTACGGGCATAAATGCCATTCAGACCGTTTTACAACTTCGTTATGAGCAGCGATATAATTTCTATACCCACATGACTACCAATCTTGACCCGGACAAGGAGTTCTCTCAACGGTATGGAGCCTATATAGCCGACCGGGTGAAAGAGATGTTTAATGTGATAAAAATCGAGGGGGAAAGCCGAAGATGAAAGATATAAAACTGATAGCGACTATTCTGTCAATCCTGACAGCGTATGCCGCTTTTTATTTTGTCTGCTACTGGATAGCGGACTATTGTTTAAGGACTTACTTGTAACTGATGAAAAAAGATACACGATTATGAAACCAAGAAAACAACTAATTGACGCCGCCATAGCCAATGGTAGCATTGACAGAATGAACATGTTGCTATCCGCTGCACACCTGCTGAACTGTGAAGCCAATAACTTAGTAGAGGAAGCGAGTGATTTAATGGTTAAAAACGGTCTTCTGCTTGGAAACTTGAAGAAGCTGCACAACGACTTTGTTAGAGTTGCCGACAAGTATTTCAAAGAATTTGCCACCCTCGTAACCACCGATACCGCCAAGATGGATATGTTCTCTGACCTTGACGGATTCGACAGTGCTTTCAGAGAATGGGCGAAAGTACCTAATGACTGGAAACCGAAGGAGGTGAAAAAATGAATACTGATAAATACAAGGTTGGTAATTCTAACTCAATATTTAGGACTCTTGGAGCAAGCAACCACACGGATAAGGACCGCCAAAATGAAGATTTCTATGCTACAGATCCGATAGCGGCAGAACTTCTGTTAAAAGAAGAAAAGTTCTCTCATAATATATGGGAATGCGCCTGTGGGCAGAAGCATTTGTCAGGCGTATTCGAGAAACACGGGTATAATGTCCGCAGTTCCGACCTGGTAGACCGATGCGGAAATGAGGTTTTCGACTTCCTTTCAATCGAGAACCAGTCTTGGAACGGTGATATAGTTACCAACCCGCCTTACAGGTATGCTCTTGAATTTGTGTACAAGGCTCTAAGCGTCATACCGGAAGGGAACAAGGTTGCCATGTTCCTGAAAGTTCAGTTCATGGAGGGTAAGGAACGCAAGGCGCTATTCACCCGTTTTCCTCCCAAAAACATCTATGTGTCGAGCAGCCGCATCCTTTGCGCAAAGAACGCTGAGTTTGAGAAAATGAGAGCTGGCGGCGGGAGCGCGGTGGCATACGCATGGTATGTATGGGAAAAAGGATTTAAAGGTAATACCATAGTTAAATGGATGAATTAATGGTAGCAAGTGAAATGAAACCTATTTATAACCTTATATCCCTCCTCATGGACTGGCTTTCGGTAGAGGTCGGAGTGGATGAAGAGTGGTTCTGAACAAAGACATCATGGTGCAAGATGTGTGTTTCGGAAGACAATCGGGAACGGAATAAAAGGAAGAAATCGAATTAAAAATAATCTATATGATAATAGCATGGTTTTCTTGCGGTGTAACATCCGCAGTAGCTTGTAAGATAGCACTAAGTCTGTATGATAATGTGCAGATTTACTATATCGAAACAGGTCCCGGGCATCCTGATAACACCCGGTTCCTATCTGATTGTGAAAGATGGTATAATCGCCCGATACATACTATCAGAAGCGATAAGTATCTCAACGTAGAGGATGTGTTGGCTAAGAAAAGATTTATTAATGGTCCTACTGGCGCAGCTTGTACATTTGAACTAAAGAAACAAGTCCGTTACAAGCTGGAAAAAGAGTTGGGAAATTGGGACGGTCAAGTCTGGGGATTTGATTTTGACCCGAAAGAGATTAACCGTGCCATTCGCCTAAAGCAACAATATCCGGATACAAAGCCGTTATTCCCGCTTATTGAAAGACAGATAACCAAAAAGGATGCAATGGGTATGCTATGGAAAGCTGGCATTGAAATCCCTGCCATGTACAAGATGGGTTACAATAACAACAACTGCATCGGTTGTGTGAAAGGTGGTATGGGCTATTGGAATAAGATACGGAAAGACTTCCCGGAGGTATTCAACCGAATGGCAGTAATTGAACGAGAAGTGGGTGCAACGTGTCTGAAAGACAAATCGGGAAAAATATTTCTTGATGAGCTTTCTCCTAACCGTGGAGAAATACCAGAAGAAATCATGCCTGATTGTTCTCTTATTTGCCAAATAGAATTCCAAGGAATAATAGACAGGCAGGTAGAGCGAGTTTTGAAAGGAGAAATTCACATTAATGACGTAACATGAAGAAAAGAATAGAAAAAAAGATGCAGAAACACCCGCACAGATACAAATTGCATCAGTATTTGAAGTGTGCCCGCCAATGGCGTTTTGCTCTGGCATATAAGGGTAAACTATACACGTTGTTAGACGATGGTAGAATTGTAAAGGAGAATAGTTGGTTATGAAGCATTTAATTGATGCCATTATAAAGAAATGGTTCTGTTGCCACGAGTGGGAATACTTATTTGAGAGGAGAGTTGAAGCTGTTGATGATTGGGGTGATAGCAGTTGGTACACCGTCCGTCACTATTTCTGCAAGAAGTGTGGTAAATATAAGAAAATTAAAAGTCATTGATTATGAAACAGACAACTATCCCCGCTTTTAAATATTGGCTCCGGATACACGGTTTTCGCTTAGAATGGTTCGGTACCGGAACAAAAAACAATCCAATCAAGATTAAATCAAGAAAAAGAAATAAGATATGAAACAGACAATAAAAGAAGCAGCAAGGGAAGCAATTCATAAGCATTATAATTGCAATGGGACCTATCCATGTTCAGAACGTGAATATTGCGAACATTGTAACGGTCATAATACAGCATTCGATTGTTGCGAATGTGGTGCAGATGAATTTAAAGAAGGATTTATTGCCGGTGCGAACTGGCATATCAACAGCGTGTGGCACAAGACTAAAGATGAAGTGCCACAAGCTCATGGAGAATACGAAAATGAACATTATCCGCAGATACCATGCCTTGTATATGGGAAATTAAGCACTGGAACTGGTTACGGTGTCCGCTATTGGAATGTAACAGAGCAGTGCTGGGACGATGAAGAGTGCGATGATTACGAGTGCTCCAAAGATGCCATTGAAAAATGGGCGTATTTGGATGATTTAATACCTAATAAAAAGCAATGATTATGAAATCAAAATATGTATTATCAGTCGAACAGATGAAACATTTGCAGGAGCTTGGGTTGGATACAAGCGATGGAAGCATGTGTTGGTGTTACGCTCTTTCTTATAAAAATGCAAAATGGGAACTTGAAATATATGAAGATGTAATTAATCAAAAACGAGATAGTGCATTTTGGGAAATAATTCCCACTTACACTTTGCAGGATATTCTCGATAAGCTTCCTCCAATAATTGACGAGGTTTATTGGCTTACATTAGAAGTTATGGATAGGCGAAAGAATGAATGGAAGATTAAATATGCTCGTATAAATGCAGAACATGAATGTGCAAGTTTTAGTTCAGAAAAACTTATTGACGCAGCCTACGAGATGCTGTGCTGGTGTATTAAAAACGGATATGTTGAAAAGGAGGGTAAATAATGAAAGCGAGAATAAAAGAGACTGGAGAGATTGTAGAGGTTGAAGGCTTATTCGACGTTGGGACTGCCTTAGTGAAAGGTAGGTATTTCAAAGTGTCAGAACTCGACTTCTTTGATAATTTTGAAACTATTGATTGGGAGCAAAGGCGTTATGAATTGGCAAAATCCGCTATGCAAGGGTATTGTATTGCTTTAGGAATAAACGATGACAGTGAAACTTATGATGATATTGCAATAGGCTCTTTGAGGGTGGCTGATGCACTAATAAATAAATTGAAAGGGAAATAACCATGGATATAGAAGAAGTAAAAACAAGAAAGCGAAAGCCGAAATGGAGATAGCTCATATTCTGGAAAAACTTGAAGCCGAAACGGGTTTAAAAGTCAGCAACATGTTTTATATATGCAGAGAAAAGGATAAATCTGCGTTAGCTGTTTCCCCCATAGAGCATATAAAAACCAATATAATCTTAACGTTGTAATCATGGAAATTTCCGATAGGTTATCAGTTGATATAAGCCTTAAAAAGAAGGAGGGGTAAATATGCAGAATGAAATTTCGTGGAACGAAAATACTTATTATAAGATTTACAATCCATATAGTGATATTTCTCCTTTAGAACCGTGTGATGCACCCAAAATGAAAAAATATCGCCCAAAAGATGATAGGTGTACAAACAAGCAGATTGCGAAACGCAGGAAGAAGAATAAAAACCGTAAAACGCATAGGAGAAAATAATCATGGAAATAAAGAACGGAATAATAATAGACGGAGTGCTGCATGAAGCGGTGCAAGATTATGTTCATTGCGCCTTATGTTCTCTATACGAGAAATGCGCAGAGGTGGACTACGCAGCATGTATGACCGATTTGTTTAGCTGTGGCGGTTTTATCAATCGTGGCAAAGTAACAGATATTAAGATAGATAAGGAGGAATGACTATGGGATTTACAACACCGTGCTTTATAAGAAAAAGTACACCGGAAGTTCGAAAGAAGCTGGAAGAGTTGGGATATGAAATCCTTAATTCTGGTGATACAACTTTAGATGCACATAATTATGATGGCAAGGGAAGTCATAAAAGTATCGAAGAGGGAAAGGCTATCATAACGTCTTATGGTAATTTATATGGAGTGGTATATGATGTAGATACTGTCACCAAGAAAGGAAGAATTGATTGCGGAACCAACGAGGAACTTTTCTTGGCTATCGCTGCATTGAGAGATGACGCAGACAAATACCAATGGTTTACGGATGGGGATAAATGGATTCTGTGTCCTGAAATCAAGTTCTCTACTTATTGGGTTAATGATATTGACGTGAATTTGGACGCCATTCACAAGGCTACCGTAAACGAACTGATTGAACACTTTAAAGTATGAAGAAAATAATTATCATTTTGGCAACAGTTGCACTATTCGGGTGCAATAACTCTGGAGAATACCCTATAGAACACCGTACAAACGAGGGAAGCGTGACTTATCTCAATGATAGTATAGTGATTATCCGTACCCATAAAAGGGGGGTTGGCAACTACGAAACGAAGATTATTAATTTGAAAAGACAATAGCCATGACCGAAGAACTTGTGACATTAGAGACTGCGAAGCTGCTGAAAGAGAAAGGATTTGATTGGAAGTGTGAACACCTAATAGGCTGCAATAAGGTTATTACAAAATATGACCTTCCGCAAAGTATGTCGTGTTGTACGGAAATAGATGACGAACCAGTTGAATTTTTGTGTCCAACATTGTATATCGCCCAAAAGTGGCTGCGTGAAAACAAAAAACTTCATATCGAAATATCCTATATGTATGGAGACTATTGGATATATGATATACTAACAATACCGAACCATGATTTAGTGGGATTATCCGACAGGCCTTTGGTGCATTATAAAAGCTACGAGGAAGCACTTGAAGCCGGAATACAAGAAACTTTAAAACTTATATGAGAATGGACCCTGTTGTAAATGATGCTTATAGGCTTAGAAAACTTTTAGAAAAAGCAACGGGGCTAAAAGTATATAAGTCGGAACTAATAGCCAACTATTTTAATGGCTATCTAAGTATAGTACAAGAGTATAAGAATGAAACCAATCCGCACATTACAGTAGCACAAGGTAGCTGGTCGATAGAAAACGGTGGGGAGTATAAAATTTCACTCTATACACCTACAATCGTTATTAAAGGCAAGAGGATACTTAATACTCGTTTTGTAAAAGATGTAGCCTATAAGATAGTGGAAGCATTAAATGATGAATTTGGGGAAGATAATTGGAATACGTGCAATGAGGAGCAAAAGTGTTGGCTTCCCATGTCTCGAAACTCTTTCTATTTACAAATCCCAAATTTTGAGAAGTATTAAAACTTATATAATTATGAAAGCAAACCTAATATTTTTTCTTGCGATATTCATTATATCAGCATTATTCATCGGGCATTTCCGGTTGACATTCTCACCGTTCAGTGTATCCTTTCTCTATTGGCATAGGACTGTAGGAGTTATTCTTATCGTTGCAGGATGCTTGGTTTACAACATAGGTGAGCATATATCAGGCTACAAGAAAGGACTGAATGAAGGCATGGAGATTGTTTTGAAAGAGTTAAAAAAAAGATACAATGAAGAAGATAATGTTCAATGATAAATACAGTCTAACCCAGGCTGTATTGGATGGTCGGAAGACGCAGACAAGAAGAATCATTAAGTGTCCGAAAGCATATCAAGAAAATCCTGCTGGATGTTTTAGGATTACTGAATCAGATGATGTTAGCCCCCTTTTTGAGATTCTTGTATATGATAAGGACTGTAATGACTTTGTTCCAATGTTTATTCAGCCGAAGTACAAGGTTAGTGGAGTTTTTGCCATTGCACAATGTTATGAAAGTTTAGGGATGAATCCCGAAATTGCACTTAATGATAGGGACGGAATAGGATTTTATACTAAAACTAAATTCGCACCCGGTTGGAAAAATAAAATGTTTGTCCGCGCTGACCTCATGCCCTATCACATCCGTATTACCAACATCAAAATCGAAAGATTGCAAGACATCTCCGATAAAGATTGCTTGAAAGAAGGAATTTACAAAGGACAATGCGGAAGTGCAGATACACATTTTATGGATGCTTATTATTATAAAGGGGACATTCAGCCTTATTGCACCCCTCGTGAAGCCTTTGCCGCCCTCATAGATAAAGTCTCCGGCAAAGGGACGTGGGAGTCTAACCCTTATGTTTTCGT